TCCATAGGTTGTATTGTTGGTAAAAGCCATTGTTAATTATTGAAAAAAATGACCTCCCGCAGTTTCGCTACGGGAGACGTGATAGTTTTGTGTGATTACGCACGCTTCGTTAGAAGCTATACTTGGTGCCTATTTTGGTACCCCAAGAATTGTCTACATCGCCATCTGCGGTAAGAACTGAGAATTCCCCGTAGAAACCGAGTTTATCTGTAGCTGCAACTGAGGCACCTACTTTACCAGAGGCTTTTGTGTCTGAGTCAACGCCGTCAGCAGCTACTACAGCTGGACCGCCTTGGACATACCAGTCAAAGGTATCATTCCCACCTTCATATCCAATATGAAAATCAGTGGTTGTTGATTGATAGTCAGATCCTGTGTAAGACCCGTTGCTCTCTACGTTTACGTAGGGTCCTGCGACCGCTACGCCTGCTGTCGAGAACACCGAGGCTAGAATCAAGGCTATTTTTTTCATTGAAATAATTTAAGTAAGTTTCGTGTAAGGCACGCCGCGATACTTTAGTTGGATCTTTTTTTGCATTGATCTGCTCCTTAGTACCACACCCCCGTTCCATGATGTGGTTTCATGCAAAGCAATCTTTGATTGCCTCGAACGGACACGGTTGCCTGTGGCTTCTACTGTATCGACATACGAGCCGCCTTGTATATTAGGATGCTACTACTGCAGCACCTGCGACTGTACCGTCGGCTGTGTTTCCTACTACTGCGCTGCACCTAGTTACTTGTGCTGCGGTTGTTGCTGTATCATTATAAGGGATGAACCATCTGTCACCAGAAGCATTGACATAATACTTAGTGACTGATGTGTTGATCCGAGCGGATGGGTCGTAAGCTTTTGACATAATTAAAATGCTACGTTTGAACGTTCTAGTTTATCGTATAAATCCTGACGATAAGCAGGGTCTCTATCATAACGAGGGTCGGACATAGCTGAGACTACCTCGGCTTGACTGCGAAAGGCATCACCTGATGATTTACTAGCTTTGCCTTGCAACATTTTACCTTCGTGACCTTCAGAGTTGTCATACTCATTACGTAGGCCTGCTACTGCAATTTGAATAGCAGTGGGATTACCATTTCTAATAATACCATTAAAAGCATCAAGCTTTGTCTCGTCTAAATTTTCTCCCGCCCAATCAATTAATTCTTTATAAGCTTTCTCTCCACCTGCTGAATTATACACTGTATTTATTTCAGCATCAGTTAGATCAGCGGCTTCAGATTCTTGAGGGTTAGGGTTGTTAGCTTGGGATTCCATGTAGGCTTTCACAAGATCAGTGCTACTCATCTCTGTGAATTTTTGCATAGTCTCTTCTGATAACTTACCATCATTCTCAAAATATTCTTTAGAAGCTTCAGTTATTAATGTTACTCCAGGACTAGCCTCTTCATCAGGCTCTTCCTTTTTTGCATCAACTTCAGCTTCATCAGAATCAGAGTCGGCTTCATCATCAGAACCCATCTTTTTCTGTAACTCTAAATATGCTTTTTCTAATTCTTCAGCATTTTCAAATTTACCAGCGTATTGCTTAGCCTCTTCTTCACCTAGTTTCTCAGCAACTTCTAATGAATTTTGCTCGTCATCCGTAAGTTCAGGGGCATCAGCAGGAGTGGGGTCATACGTCAGTTTTTCCGTCATTCTTTATTCCTTGAGCAGTGGTTACTTTTAAATTGCCTAAGCCTACTGTTGTTACAAGTTCAGGGTCAGCACCTATTAGGGTCTTAGCTGCTATGTTAGTAGGCTTAGCTATGTCAGTTTCTGATACCAAAGGTTCAGGTTTACTAACCTTAGGCAGGGGTTTCTTCTTCACCCGTGTCGGGCGACTCGCCTTGGTTGTTGTCATTTAATTGATCGTATCCGTCGTTTAATCCTCTGCCTAAAGCAGGGTTTTTGCTTGGGTCAGCCAGTGGAGCACCAGCTAATGAACCAGAATTCTTCATTAATTCTTGAGCCATCATCTGCTGTTGTTGTGCCTGTCTCTCTTGGTCCATAGTCTCTTCAGACTTAACAAGATTCAAGACATCTATACCTTGAGCAGCTGCGAGTCGTTTAACGTACTCAGCAGGGTCAAGGAATTGACCTATAATTTCTGGGCCCATTGTTTGTGCAAGAGTAGTGATGAACGAAACAAGACTCTGTTGATCTTGGCCTCTACCTAGCGCATTAACTCCAGCTACAATAGTAGGACGTACCAATTCTTTAGGTAGCTTGGGTATCTCCTTATTACGTTGGAGTATATGTAATGTTCTATTTAAATAGGGCACTAAGAATTCAACTGTGAGTAGACTAAAGAGCCCTCCCAATTGTTGTTCTAGTTCCATTTGCGTGAGGCGTACCTCTTCCGCAGTTGTTCTTTCACTTTGTCTAACTTGGAGTACAAGGAAAGCATCGCTTATCCTTCTCTCTAAGTGTTGCATTTGTTCAGACGCTGTTCTAAAGTCAGCTGTCTTACCAACCTGTATAACACCTACATCTTCAGGTCTACCCTGAACGATTGCACCGTTACCAGCATCGGCTATAGTCTTTGGTTTTGTGGTTGATGATGGCGATACTAGGAAGACTACCTTACTAGCCGCTGCAGAGCCTTCTACGATGGCCTGAGAGAGTCCTTCTAAGGAACGTATATCCCCTAGGAATTCCTCTACTCTACCTCTTCCGTAATCTTCTCCATCCACTGTATTAAATCTAAGACAGAGCCAAGGAGAAGCATTCTTAGGAGCAGTGCTTCGGCTGCCAGGTAGTATATTATCAAACGCTTCCTGATGCCATATCCATCTACCATTCGCATCGAGTCGGACGTAGGTGTATACCTCAACGTCATGATCATCAGACCCTGTCTTATAACCGTCATCCCCTGGGGAATTAGGTAGAGGCATAGGCAGATCTTGACCTAGCATCCTTCGACTTATAAGTTCCTTTGTTACAATCTCACAAACATTACCGTTACCATCTCGATTAACAACGAAACGATTAAGGGGATAATTCTTGAGACCATCTTTGCCCATAAATATCAGGGCGTTTCCAGAGACAATCAAATGTTTGAGTGCCTGATGGACAACAACTCTATCACTAGAACCGTTGATATAATCCATGACCATCCTTTCCATTTTGGAGAAGGATAAATCTAATTCACTTTTTATTTCCCTTGGTATTTCTGCACCTAACTTATCATCCCTAACTTGTAGTTTAAAGAATGTAGTTTGTGGTGGTATTAAAGCAAGCATTAATTTTGCTGCTAAGTTTACCGTACATTTGGCGCCAACTGATTGCCAAGGGGTATGTAATTTTTGATGAGTAGGACGTGAGCTAAGATCTTCTTGTATAAGATAAGGTAACGTTAATCTTGAGCACTCAACAGCGGTATCCAGGAACTGAGATCTACCACGGGATAGTTGTGTGTATCTGTCACGTGCTTTCATTAGGCTGTCCTATCTCTTTGATAAGCGGATTGACCTTGGCCATAACTTAAAGCGCGTCTATTTCTATTTCTATTGCCTCCACGCCAGTTACCTCCTCTGCCAAACCCTTTGTCAGCTAAGGATTCGTCATGAGCCCTATCCTCTGCTCTTTGGGCAGTTTCAAAGTCCCTATCTTCTGATCTAAGTTTATCTTCTCGATTCCATTGCGTTGATCGAGCCTCTCTTTCGTGTTTCCTTTGCTTCTTCCCTGCTCTGTCAAAAGGGTCTACCCCAGGGATCACACCACTTGCAATTAGACCTTCTACCATACACATAATAATAATTCCTCTTTTTATAATGGTGGTGTAATGCCCCCTTCAGGGCTTTGTGGCATAGTACTTGCGTCAACAGCACCAAAGGTTTTAACACCTTCTCTTATTTTCTGTGCTTCTAATGCTTTTCTCTTACGTGTTGACAGCTTTTCCTCTTCGGTTTCTTCCTTCACTTTCTCAGGACTTACCATCTCAGGAGGTGGTGCTGGTGCTTTTAATGGAGGTGCTGGAGTCATCCTTGGGGGCGGGTCTGGACGCTTAGGACTTCCGAATAAATTACCTATACACATTAAACTTCTTCCTCGTCTAATAAATTTTTTATATATGCTATCACGCTTGCTTGGCCAGCGCGATACATGATTGATTCAATTGGTTCTTTTGGGTGGACAGGACTCCATTTAAAATTGTCCTCTACCTTCTTCAGTAGATCATCCACCCTCTCATTGTGAAGCTTAAGCGTACTGAGGGAGATTGACATTGGAATGTTCAAAGAATGATGGCATACGTGCTGTCTTAGTTGAAATTAATTCAGGCGCACGACCTTCATACATTAAGCGATCGCTTACATCCAGCCAGAATTTTTTGTCTAAATAT